AAGTAGAGTTTCGCTTCACCAACTTGACCAGTGGGTGCTGTTAATAGTTGTGTGACCTTGATCGCTCCATCCAGCAAGACACTAACATTTGGTGTGCCTGTATATTGAACCTGAACACTATTGTAAAGCCTGTCTGTTAATTGATCTGTAAACTCAAAATTAACCGTGATCCTATTAACAATCCCTGTGCATGAAACTAACTGTACTTGTGCTGTATTACCCCTCCTGGCATTAGCGGCATAGACCGTTCTATCGTAGTCTTCAACCTCACTGGATATTGTAAAAGTGTCAGTCGTAATTCCATCAATGATTAAATTTATAGTGCCACTAAAATTAGTCCCGGAAATGTTTGCACCGAAGAACATTTTTTCTCTGTTAATATCGCCACCAACAAACCCCCTAGTCTTAGCTGTAAAAGTTTGCCTGTCGCCAGTTGGGTATCCTGGTCTTCCATTTGGGCTATACAATGTATTTACTGCACCACGATAAAACAGGTTGCTAGAAGTCATTGATGTTCTGGTCAACTTAGGTGGGGCTTGTCTTATATCATACTTGTACCCAGTTCCAGAATTACCCATGAGGTAGTAGATGTCCTCATAAAAGCCAGAACAATTGTTTGCGTTGGTACTGTCAGGCGGGGTAAACGAGTCCAGGCTATTATGAGACAGCCTTTGAACTGATTTCCCGTCGTAGAAACATATTCCATTGTGAGAAACAAACATAAGCCCTTGTTGATACCTAGACACACATTTGTTTAATCCAACTGGAACCCCTTCCGTTGTTGGAATCTGTATCCTTTTTAAGTTCTTAGGATCGGCACCAAAGACCCTGTATATTCCGTAGTTTGTGAAAACAACCAACTCCGCTCCAAGTGAATCAAGTGCTGTAACCTCTTGGTCAAAATCAACAAATGCACTGGTTGGCCAGCTATTAGGATTACCATATTCAGAAACATGCACCCTTGTTCCTTTTGCAGCGTAGAAAAGATTTCCAGATTCTGTTAAAAACTTGAGAGACCTTTCAGGTTCATTCCCCTCGCTAATCGGCTGAATATCAATTAGTGAATCAGAAGATATAAAATCCACATAAGAATATGTGTTTGCATTTGCTATGTTAGTGTTGTTATGGGTGAACGCTCGTAAGACATACTCTCTTTCTATCCTCTCTCCTGGAATCCTTACCCAGACAAATATATCTACATGATGTGCGCTACCACTGCCTGTTAATGCAAAACTTATATTACCACTAGATGGACTTCTAAAATCTGTCTGACCAGTTCTAGTTGTTGCAACAGTGGTTCCATCAGCATTTGTCCAACCATAGGTAGCACCTGAAGCATGATAAACATACCAAGCAACACGATATTGGTGTGTATTAGTGGCGGAAGATAGTGCTATTGTCAGCGTGTTTGTAGATGCGGTAGAACTTATGGAAGTCCCGTCAAAATAAAGATTAGCAACTCTTTTAATCACACTGGATGACCCACCAACCCTATATAAAGCATGTCTTCCAAGTCTGTCATTTGTGGCAGTAGAAACAAGAGTTCCAGTTATATTTACATACTGAGGTAGATTGTTTTTAGTATTGTCGGCTGGAAAGTATGTGGCTGATATTTTTGAGTCAGTCAGTTCCGACATAGAAGACTCTACACCTGTTGAGTCGTAGTGTGCTAATCCGTATTGGAATGGTACAGGAACACTAGCTGAATACCATGAATCAGAATGATAAGTGTCTCTATCATTATGACTACCTAGAGTTGCATTCTGTGCAAAAGTTATTTCAGGATCTGGTGGTAGTGTTGATGCCCTGAATCCTTCCGATATATCACCCTCTAAAAACCTGGATATGATCGGTTTTACAGTTACTGATACATTACTTTGTGTTTGCTCTACAGCATTGTTTATAATCACCCGGCTATTGACAGAATCTATTTCTGTTATAAACGAACCAGTAACTATTCCTGTCCCCCCTAAAACATCACCAACCTGTAATTTGTAAGTGCTTGCACCAGTCTCTACTCGAGTTGCGTTACTTGTATGATCGTAGGAACATCCAGTTATTGTAAAATCAGACCTTGATATATATAAGTCTTTGTTGTACTCAACAAAAGAATTGGCACCAAAAACACCTCGACTACTTTCATAGATTTCTAATGTAACACCATCATTAATAGTTATAGTAGAGCTCGTCCCAATAACCACCTCACTAAAGTAATTAGAATCTGTCGTGATTGCTTGAGTTAAACTACTGCCAGAATAAGGCCAGTCTATAACAGCTACAGTCGGAGTAAACCCATCACTTGAAACCCATGTACCGCCTTCTTCATAATAATATTCTTGCTGACCATCAGTAGCCATACCATAGTCCCCACGCAAATCTCCATAAGAAAGATCAACGTCAGTTAATTCTGTGGCTTGGTTCTCTGGTATCAGGTGGGACGGATACCTTGTATTAAGTCCCCCAGAGAAATTGTTCTGGGTCTCTTGAGGCATCTATGTTTTTATAATGTAGTTGACTGCGAGGTAGGGCTGTAAATTGTTGTGAGCCTGTGTTGCATCAGCACCACCATGATCTGTAACTCCACCACTAATCGTTACAGTGTTTGTACTTGCTGCGCCAGTCACGTTTGGTTCTGGACCTAGCGTGTTACCTCCACCATCTGATGCAGCCGCATCTGAGGCGTAGGGCTCTTCCACATGTGCTGAGCCAACACCACCAGCGGCTTCAAGCAAAGAGTGAACGTGGTTACTTAAATCATGCGTATGCGCGTGGCTTGCTGTGAAATTGTTTGCGTGACCGTGTGTTTGTACACCGCTCTGGGCAGCAGTCAGGGTTACATCACTTGTCCCTCCGCTTTCCCCTCTACTTTTTGTAACACGTTGGGTTAGGGTGTCTGCGTTGACTCCTAAAGGGACACGGCCTCGAAAGTCTGGAACATTAAAAGTTGTGGTTGCACCAGACTGGTCTGTAACACCAGCATTGTATGCAGTACCGCCAAATTTGTTTGATATAACTGCATGTAACGCTGCAAATGTGTATGTGTTTAAAGTTTGATTGTTGCAGAACTTCCAGCCAGAGGGCTCACTTGCTCCTCCGTACATCCTTATCTCACCTGTCAGGCCTGAAAAGTTTGCACTACCAGAAGCTGTAGCTGTTATGGTTAATGTGTCTGATGATGCGTTTCCTATTGTGGTATTGCCATTGACTGACACATTATTTGCGAAAGTTGCGTTACCTGACGTATCTACTGTGATAGCTGTTGTTCCACCTTCCTCTTTTACAATTAAAGACTGGCCAGAAGTTGGTTGAACAATGGGAGATGTTACGGTTGTAAATGTTCCGGCTCCTGCTGTTGACCCGCCAATTGTGCAGTTATCAATAGCTCCACCATTAATGTCAACCGTTGGAAACGATGTTTGCCCGGATGAGTCTAATGTCTGGTTTGCTGTTCCAGAATTAGATGGATGCGTTACCGTGTCTAACTTAATCGTTCTAGCCATTATTCCTCCAGGCCAGGAAGATATTCAACCCGACCATCAATTCTTTTTGCGGTTAATACTTCACCTTTATTATTGCCTCCAGCATCAAAGCTACAGTGTACCCAGCCTGAATTTGGTCCCTCTTCACTATTGTAAAATTCAAGGATTAATTGTTTAAATTCAAGGTGGTCTTTTATATATTTTGCCAACTCAATGTTACTTACTTCCTCACTCTTTACTTCAAAATCTGCCGCTCTTCCATGGCAATGATCTGAGGTTTTACTGCCACCAATTAAAGTATTCAATGCTTCGGCTCTTAGGCCAGAACTAACTGATATTACACCGTATTTGTCTCTTACTGGTTGCAGTACCCGTTGACAAAGTGCGGTCAGATTAACAAGTTGTTCTTCATTGGGAAGATTGTTTATCCCATTTCTGATAGCAGTTTGCGAATAAGTTAGTTCTTTGAGAGAAAAGTTCTTACTTAGCTTCAACCCTTAACTCCAACAATAGGTTTAACTCTTCTAATTTTTTTCTTTTTATCCTTTTCCAACCTCTGGATAACACTATTGTATTTCAATATTTGTCTCTTTTCTGCATGTGGTATCCAGGCATTGCCGCCATGGGGTCCTTCTTTTTACCATGAGCCATAACTGCCATCTTAGGCTTCTTCCCCATTCCACCGCCATACATAACAGCTTTTGGTTTTTTCTTTTTACCCATGCCATAAGCCATAGTTGCCGTTGGCTCTTTTTCATTGGCTCTAGTTTTCTTCATGCGTTGGTTCATAGTCATCCCACTCTTAGCTTCGTCAAGACGACCAACCATGCTTTTCTTTTCGTACTCACGCATAGCTTTAAAGTCTGCACCTGTGATTTTATTTGTAGGGGCAGCCTTACTAGCTATCTTTTTTTGTTTAGGTGTCAGACTAGACATGTTACTCCTTTTCTTTGCCCAGGCGTTTGCCTCGGCTTCAGTATTAAAAACTTTAAGGGTCTTACCCTTGTTAGGACCTACCGATGGTTGTACATGGTACTTACCGTCGATCTCGTAAGTCTTTGTAAGCTCGTGCATTTAATTGTTATCTATCCAATTTAACGCTTTAGCCTCAGTATCAAATTCACCAAGAGTTTCACCCAACCATGGTTTTTCTAATTCTTCACCGTCTGCATCCTGCCACTTCTTTACAAACCATTTGTTTTCTATCCGCAGTACGATACGGTCGCCAAACTTTTGACCACTCACATTAACTCTTTTTGTGCTTCTGACAGAACGATCTAGCGGCTTCCTCGCTACCAAAGCCCCATGCCTTCAGAGCCAATGCTTTCCTTGTCGGCTTGCCATTCTTGTCCTTCATCGGCCCCTTCATCCCGGCAAACCTACACGCAAATGAAACTCTCCTGGGGTTTGTTCCAGACTTCACTGGTGCTTTTAAATTGCTACCTTGTGCTTTAGCTGATGCTCTGCCCTTAGCGTTCAATCCGCCCTTGGGGTTCTGCCCTTCCTTCCGTGTCCAGGCAGGAGTCATAACTGGTGTAGTCAGACCCCTTTTCTCTAGCATTCCAACAGTTGCAACACTTACCGGGCTTTTCTTTTTAGATGTCTTCTGACTACGCGCAATTGCTTCATCAGTAGGAGCCCCCTTAGATCCGGGGGTCCTCATCGTCTCACCACTACCCGCTTTTATCCTCTTGCGTTTAGCGTGGATATTAGCCCAAAGTCCGTCGCTCATCCGAACATATCCTTGACAGATTTAAAATCATTGTCAGGCATAGCTTCAATTACAGCATCTAAAGTCTTCTGCCCACTCTCATCAAGGTTTTCAGCTATTGCTTCTTGAACCTGTGAACCCACTAAGTTCTGAGCCTCGCTGACTACCAGATTTTTGATAACATTGATTAGCATTGCTTCCAGCATAATTCTCCTTACTTCCTTACTGTTTAGGTGCGGTTATATCCACACGTTGTTCTAGCTTGGGCGGGTTGTCACCGTTGCCATTTTCATTGGTATCACTTTTCGGATCTCCATACATGAATGAACCGATTTGCGAAATCAGAACCGTCAGGGCTCCAATCACCGACACAAGAAGTGTCGAAGTCTTGTCATCCATTTCCGTTGGATGATACATAAGGCTGTATATCGTAAAGGCATATATACCAAGGATTAAGATCGCGAGAAGGAAACGGAAAGAAGCTCTCCGTAACACAATTTTTTCTGTAACGGTGTATACCGGCTGATCACTCTTCTTG